CGCTGCTGCTCAAGAACACCGCGTTCTTCTCCTCAGCCAATGGCAACTTGCTGCAAGGTCCCGATACCAAGTTCGGTCCCGAGTCGCTGACCGTTGCCAAGACGACGTTCCGCAAGCAGAAGGTTGGGCCAGGTAACAAGGCCAAGGACCAAAAGCCCATCAACATTCGGCCGGAGTTCTTGGTCGTTCCCGTCGAGATCGAAACTGATGCGGAACTGCTGATGGGATCGGCGCAGCTCATGATGGATGCCCAGGGAACGCCGACCAAGATTCCGGTCGACAACCCTCACCGCAACAAGTACCGCGTCATTTCAACGCCGCATTTGTCGGATAGCTACTACCAGGGAGCCAGCGGCTCGGCTTGGTATCTGTTCGCAAATCCGAATGTGCTGCCCGCGTTTGAAATCGTGTTCCTCAATGGTCGCCGCACGCCTGTCATCGAACGCGTTGAGATGCCGGCCAACACGCTTGGCATGGGCTTCCGTTCTTACATCGACTTCGGTGTGAACTCGCAAGACCCACGCGCCGCAGTGAAGGTCACGGGCGAGTAAGCCTCGTCTCCGGACCGTTCTGAAACCAACCATTCTTTGTCCTCAAGGATTCCATAATCCATGCAAGCTCAATTTGTTCATGACGGTAAGGCCGTCGATTTTACTCCCACCGTTGATGTCGCGGTTGGATCAATCGTGATCCAAGGCGACTTAGTGGGAATCACCAAACGCGACATCAAGGCCGGCTCGCTTGGCTCGATCGCCGTGGAAGGCGTCTTTGACATTCCCAAAGACCCGGCGCTGGCTGTTGAGTTCGAAGCGGGCACCAAGGTCTACGTCGACGAAGACGGAGCCGTGGTCGCTGACGATGTTGGCACCACCTATCTCGGCAAAGTCGTCAATGACGCTGCCGCCACTGATTCCTTCGTTCGCGTTCGCCTGAGCCAGTGATGAGACGCCGTGAGCAACAACGCACAAATCATAAACATTGGAGCGATCCACGTTGCTGACGGCACGACCGTCGACTTCGTACCTGAGGTTGATGTGCCTGCAGGTTCGATCGTCGTCGTGGGAAAGCTTGTGGGCATCGCCAAGTTTGGGATTGGTGCGGGCTCACGAGGCAGCATCACGGTTCGCGGCGTCTTCGATGTCGTAAAAGACCCAACCACCAACATTCCCGCTGGAACGATCCTTTACTGGTCGCAGATCAGCTGGCATGTGGTCAAGAACGCATATGCCCATTCAATGATCGGCAAAGCCATTGAAGCCGCGCCGCCAGGCACACTCACAGTCCGTTTACGTTTGAGTCAATAGATGATGGCATCAATCGCAAAAGTAACAATCGATCGAGCTCGCGCAACGCAGTCCTTGCGGATGGCCAATGGTCTAGTCAGCCAATGGCTCTCGGTGGGCGAGTTCCGAAGCTGCTTTTGCGTGGCAAGCCAGTCAGTTCCATCGGCATGGATCATCGAAGGTCGTTTACCCAACGGCGATAACGTTCAACTTGCCAGTTATGAAACCGACTTGTTTGATCCGGCCAACCCACGCTACGTCACGATGAAGGCCATGTGTGGGCTGCCAATTCGATTCGTTGCGTCAACACCTCAAACGAACGCGCGATTGTGGGTGGTATTCAAAAGTTAGCGACGACTACCGCTGGCCCGCACCAGGGGCACGAGTTGGGCCTCGGCTCTCCAAACGATCCTTGCGTTTGCGGTCCAGCGTTATTCGTCACCATCAATAGTTTCAGAAACGAGCTCAATATGATTCATAAACAATTGATTGCAGCCTGTGCTTTGATGCTGCTCGTATTGGCTGGCTGCGATTCGGGCGTCGTCAACGTTCGTGCCTTACCAACACCTGAGCCGGAGCAACCGCCAGCGAACCTGCCAGTGCAATTGCATCAGCGCAATTGGACTGGTTCGCTTGGTCAAGGGAGCTGCGTTCATGCCTCGCTCGTGAACCATCTGCGTTGGCTCAACAGATTCGAGCTTGGCGAACGCTGGCGCACGACCTATGCCGACGGCGAATGGGACTCACGTCTTCGTGATCGCCTCGATGCGGCTGGCATCGACTACAGCTACACGCTCAAAGCCGATCCCCGCTTCCTGGATTGGGCCAGCGCAACCAGGCGAGGAGCGATCCTCTGGTGGAAGCCGGCGCATTGCTGCACGTTCGTCGGTTGGATCGAGCGCGATGGGAAGCAATACGCAGCGATTCTTGACAACAACTATCCGGGGCGATTCGAACTCACGCCTCGTGAACAGTTCATCCGCTTATGGGCAGGCTACGGAGGCTTTGCCCTAACCGTTCTCAATGATCCAAGCAGTTCACTGCCTTACCAAAGTTATGAGGTTCTGTAATCACCATGATCAACGATACGATTCGAATTCGCTTAAGTTTAGGCCTGATCGTGGTGGCAATCGTCCACGCGATTCTCCTGGGTGTTGTCTTCACTGCGCTCCATAACAAGCCATCGCAGCCGCAACCCGAGCAAAGCTGGACGGTACCCAACTATCGACCAACTTCGCCAAGTGTTGGAACGATTGAGAAGTTGCAAGAGCCTCAGTCGGTGAACTTGCAGGCCCAGGGAGAGATCAAGCAACAGATCCGCAACTGTCCACCGAATTGCCTACCACAACGCGTCTATCCCGCGCCAGTGGTAGTTCAGCCCACAATCGTGCAACCGACCGTCGTAACGCCAACCGTGACACCCACAGTGGCCAAACCAGTACCTGCCGCGCCGAACTTTGTGGACACTCAAAAGCCAACACAAGAGCCACTGGTTGTTACGCCGATCTCCACCCCTGCTTCTCCTCCACCGAAGAAGAGCTACCAGATCGCCCTTTTCGTTAACGCCGACGCAACCAGTCAGCGACTTCAAGCGTGGTTCACGCAGAACAAGCAACTCGTGGCGCTCAAAGAAAGCTGTGAATTTCAGGTCTACACGGCAACCAATGCGATTTACAAGACTCGCTACTCCGAGATTGTGCCTGCCGAACAGTTCCCTGTGGTCCTTTTCCAAGATGCGACTGGCGGACACATCCATGCCGCAGGTCGATCGATGATTCCAAGTACCGCAGAGGAACTCTATTCGGACCTCCGTCACGGCTACTTGCTTTACAAGCAAGCCAAGCAGGCACAGAAGACCGGAGCGGTCAAAACCAAAGGTTACTCCTGGGACGATGCGATCACCCCAACGCTCTATCTATCGGCAGAGGATTGTCCGGATGGCTACTGCCCGACGCCACCCTCTGAGGATCGTCGGCCTCTGGATCGAGTCCGCGATTTATTCGATGGGGCCAAAGACACTCGCAATGCACTGATGTGGCTTTCAGCCGGTGAGATCGCAACTGTCGCGCTCATTGGAATTGCAGCCGTTTTGCTGGTCTTCATTTTGATCAAACGCGGCATTAGCTGAGCGTTGCCCTTACCCAATCCATCTTCCAAGTGAGGTTCTAGACAAACATGTTACTAACCATCGCCATCATTTTGGTCATTGTCCTTCTTGCAGTCGCTCTCCTTCCCATGAAGAAACGTGAACCAGAGCAACTCAAGCAAGCTTCGCCGGTTGCTTTCCTAACCCCAGAGCCGGCACAACCAGTTCGCCAAACAACGCTTCGTCAACAACAGCTCGACGAAGAGGCGACCGCTGTCGCTTCCGAGTATCAGCGCCGCGCTGATGCGGTTTGGCTCGATGAAGTGCGTGGCAAGGCATCGAAGCTGCTTAGTGGGGAACAACGATGATCGGCTGGCTCCTGTTTTATCTCGTGTCGTTAACACTGTCGTTTGTAGTTGGAACGATTACTGGGTTCTATCTGCGATCAGCAGCCGATCCGGCTCGGGTTGGAACTGCTGCGATTGGCTCAATCACTGGCCTTTTGTTGCGGCTATTCCCAATAAAAAAGGAAGAGTCATGACCGACATGCTGCAAAAGGGCCAGGAGTGGCTTGCCTCAAAACTCACGCAGCATGCGTCTCGCCAAGTTGTGTATCGCCGAGGAGAGCTCGGAGCCACCATCCAAGCAACCATCGGCAAATCGATGTACGACCAAGATGATGGCGAAGGCATCGTCACCCGCAGCCAGGTTCGTGATTTCCTCATCGATACCTATGCACTGCTTTCGTCGATCATCGGCACGTTGCCACGCCGCGGTGACACGATTGTTGAGATCGATGGCGACCACACCTTCATTTTTGAAGTGATGGCCCTCGGTGGCGATCCACCTTGGCGCTACAGCGATCCATTTCGTTTGAAACTCCGCATCCACACCAAACAGATCGAATCCCATCCGTCATGACGACCGTTTTACAAGTTGCCGATAGTGTCACCGCCCAGCTCAACGCAGCTGAGTTCGATTTTGAATTCGTTGCCGAGCGGATGTACGTTCCCAACTTCGACCTCGAAGACATGAAGGAACTCCGCGTAACTGTTGTCCCTCGCGATGTTGAGCTATTCCCTCATGACCGCGCACACAACAAGTACCACTGCCGAGTTGATGTAGCCGTACAAAAGAAGTTTTCGAAGGGAACCAATGAGGAGATCGATCCGCTGGTTGATCTTGTGGAAAAGATCGCCGACGAGTTTCGCTTGAAACGGCTCGATTCGTTTCAAGCTGCCAGGTGTATTAAGGCTGAGCATGCCGTTCTGTACTCCAGCGAACACTGGGAGCAGCTTCGTCAGTTTACAAGTTTGTTGACCTTAACCTTTGAACTGGCGCGATGATCAAGATCACGGTCCGAACTCAATTCGATAAGCAGAAGCTCAAGAAGAAGGCGGAAACAGCGACCTTCACTTCTCTGAGCGAAGCTGGCGGTGCAGTTCGAAAGACAGCCAAGCGGAGCATTCGGAAACGTAAAAAGGCATCGAAGCCTGGAAGCCCACCGAATACGCAGACAGGCATGCTCAAGCGAGTGATTCGCTACGACGTCACCAACAACCAAACCGTTGTCGCAATCGGTCCTGTGAACGAGATCGCTGGACGTATTTGGAACTTGCATGAATTCGGTGGCGTGGCAACGAAGCGTCGCAAGCTCAAGCCTCATCGATTCAAGGTCGGCGAGCACGGTCCGATCCGCGCCATGCAACACGGAAGCAAGACCAAGTTTGCGCGGATTGAACTGCGAACCGGAGCTCAGGCAAATCGAGCGACACGCTTGATTGCTGAGGAGAACGAGCGACGCAGTGACAACAAGCCTCGCCATTATCCCAAGCGACCATTCATGAAGCCGGCACTGGAAGCCAATCGGAGTCGGCTCCCCACGTTCTGGGCCAACTCAGTCAAGTAAACGTTAGTCAAAAGGAATCATTCACAATGCCAGAAGTCAAACTTGGTCTCGAAGCCGTCCTTACTATCGACGGAGCGGAGATCACCAACGTCAAGGATTTGACCGTCAGCCTCGAGAAGGCCGAAGCCGATGCCAGTACTCGTGCCAATAACGGCTGGCGTGCCACTGTGGGAACGCTCAAAGATGCGTCCATTGAGTTCACAGTGCTCAACAAAGAAGGTGACTCGGCCTTCGGACTGCTTCAAGGTCTTTGGAGCAGCGGCGATCCTTGTGATGTCGGCATCAGCGACGCTGGTGGAACGCTCACACTGACCTGCGAAGTGATGAACTTCAATGTCAATCAAAACCTGGAAGAGGTCATCTCCGCTGACGTGACTCTCAAGCCGACGCAGTCGAGTTCCGGTGGTGGCATGAATGTGGGACCTGGCTTGGCTGGTCCTTGATCGCTGCCGTTGTCATTGGTTTAGAGGATTTGTAACTCACAGGGAGGCATCATGCAGAAGTTCGTTGACCGCGCCGGTCGCATTTGGATTGTGGATATCGACAACACGACGCTGCGCCGCGTGAAGACTCTCACCGGAGTGCATCTGCTGGAGGCGATCGACGGCGATTTGATCACGCGACTCTCAACTGATCCGTTGCTCTTGGGCGATGTGCTTTATGCAATCTGCAAACCGCAAGCAGATCAGCAGCAGATCACGGACGAGGCTTTCGGTGAAGGTCTGGCTGGCAACTCGATCGACGATGCAACCGGTGCACTCCTCGAGGCACTGATCAATTACTTCCCGGAGTCTCGACGCCGTCTTCTGCGGAAGGCGGCCGAGAAACAGAAGCTGATCGAGACTCGGGGAATCAGTGCGATCGAGAAGCGACTGGACGATCCGAACTTGGTCGACAAGCTCGTAGAAGATCTCGAACGCAAGCTCGCTGTGCCGACATTGAACGACTCATCGTCCGACTCGCCGGCATCGTCGGAGTCGATCCAGGTCCCTTAACGCTTCGCCAACTTGTGCTGATGGCTGAGGCCAAACGCCAACACGATTGGAATGTCGCGAGCACGATCATGGCGTTGATGGCCGAGATGAACCGTGATCGCAAGAGACGTCGCAAGCCATTCAGGCCCGATGACTTCAATCCTTACGCAGAGCAGAAACCGATCGTTGCTCGCGGAACTGTTGAGCGAGCGGCTGCGATGCTCGGTGCTAACTTTCAACCAAGAACGTCAGAGTTGCCATGTCCCAAGTCAGAGCTGGAGGAGCCTACGTCGAGTTGACCGCGAGGAGCGCCCAGTTCCTCAAGGGTCTTGAAGCTGCGCAAAAGCGGCTCAAATCGTTCGGTGCATCCACGCGACTGGTTGGCACCAAGCTCACTGGCCTTGGTGTCGCGGCGGCAGCACCTGTGGGAGCCAGCCTGGCAGTATATACCAGCTTCGATGATGCGATCCGGGCCGCTGGCGCAGCTGCCAATGCAACCGGCGCGACATTGGAATCGCTGCGTAACAAAGCCAAGCACCTGGGAGCCACAACCAGCTTCTCGGCAAGCGAGGTCGCTTCTCTGATGACCGAACTCGGTCGAGCAGGTTTCTCACCCAAGCAGATTGAGGAGATGACCGGTGCGGTAATGAATCTCGCCCGAGCCACTGGGACAGATGCGACCGTTAGCTCGGGGATTATGTCAGCCACGATCCGTCAGTTCAGCTTGGAAGCAACTGATGCTGTGCGAGTCTCGGATCGATTGACCGCAGCAGCCAACATGTCCTTCAACTCGGTCGAGTCGCTTGGGGAAGCGTTGCAATACGCGGGTCCTGTGGCAGCCGATGCCAACATGAGCCTCGAAGAAACGCTTGCCGTCCTTGGCACGCTCGGAAACCTCGGGATTCAAGGTAGCGAAGCGGGTACCGCATTACGCCGATTGCTTACGCTCGGCGCAGCAGAATCCGAGAAGTTTCAAAAGGTATTCGGGGTCGCGACTAAGGACGCGCAAGGAAACGCGAGAGATCTGGTAGACATTCTTGGTGAAGTTGCCACTGCATCAGCCAACATGGGAAGCGGTGATCGCGCCCAAGCCTTCAACGAGGTCTTCGGTTTGATGGGCATTACCAGTGCTTCGGCCATTGGAAAGACTGTCACCGATACCAAGAAGCTGCTTGCCGACCTGAAGAAGTCAAATGGCATCGCCGACAAGACCGCACGCGATATGGATGCTGGGATCGGTGGCGCGTTCCGAATCCTGAAAAGCTCGATCGAGGGAGTGGCCATTGCGATTGGTGAATCACTGGACCTCTCTGTCACCAAAATGATGAACGCAATCTCACGGGCTCTTTCCGGCCTGATTGAATGGATTGGCAAGAACCAGGAAGTGGTCAAGAAGGTCGCACTCATAGTTGCCGGTGTCGTCGCTGTCGGCGGAGCCTTCATCGGTATTGGTAGCGCTGCTGGCGTGGCTGCGTTTGCTGTTGGTGGGCTAGCTTCGATGTTCTCACTGGTGGGAACCGCGATCGGTGTCCTTGTGACCATGATCGGCGCGCTGTTCACGCCTATCGGACTAGTTGTGGCAGCGGTTGCCGCACTGGGTGCCTACTTCATCTACTCGTCCGGCATCGCTGGTGAAGCGATCGAGTATCTGAAAGGCGTCTTCGAGACGCTGAAGGCCGACACAATCAAGGCTTTTGGTGCGATCGCCAATGCGCTGGCTGCCGGCGACATCACCGCAGCCGCTAATGTCCTGTGGACCTATCTCAAGCTGCAGTGGATCAAGGGCACAACCTATCTCAAAGGAGTGTGGGCCGACTTCACCAGTTACCTGTCGGATGTTTGGGGCGATACAGCTTATGCAATCGGCGATGTATTGATCAGTGCACTCTCTGGTCTTGCAAGTGTATGGAATGCGACGCTTGGTTTCATGGCCGATGGCTGGACAATCCTCACAACCTCAGTGCAGAAGGGCTGGAACTCCACGATTGGATTCCTCAAGAAGGGATTCATTCGACTGCGTGAGCTCGTAGACATCGCTGGCGACGTCTCGATGCAGATCGGTGGGGTGTTAATCAATGCTCTGGCTGGCGTTGAAACTGCCTGGGTCGAAACCATCGACTATCTCGCTGATACATGGTCGGTATTCGTCGCGCAAGTCAAGTCGATGTGGAACTCGACGGTGGGCTTTCTGCGCAAGGCCTGGATCAAGCTGAAGTCGCTATTCGATGACGACGTGAATGTCGAAGTTGAAATGGCCAAGATCGACAAGGAGATTCGAACGGCCGACGAAGCTGAAGAAAGTAAGAAGCAGCAAGCCATCGCCGATCGCATGAAGCGGCGCGACGCACGCAAGCAACAGATCGAATCCAATCGTGTTCAGATGCAGGAAGGGATTAAGCAGCAACTTGAGGAACGTCGCAAGGCACGCGCTGGTCGTGACATTGATGGCGAGATGGCGGTCATAGATCAGGAGACCGAAGCCAAGAACCAAACCGTTGATGCGTCCAAAGAGGAGCAGTTCAAGAAAAACGAAGCGGCGGGTCTCACGCGACAAAAGACAATCGATGACACCACCGCTGGCGTTCAAAAGACTCTTGATCAAATGCGTGAGGAAGCTCGCATTGCTCGTGAAGCGGGTCGCCAGTCGCCAGAAGATCGTGCCACGGAGCGTGACCATCAAGTGGCAGCTGCCCAAGCGGAGTTCGATACGGCCGTAGAAACAGCCAACGCAGCCAAACCCCAAGAACCAGCTCCCGCTAAAGAACCTGGTCCTCCGCTTCCTGATATGCCAGCTCCTCCGAAGCCCGGCGCACTGAAGGTTCCCAAAGTTGAAGTGGATGACATCAAGGATCCAAAACTGAAGCCGCCCAAGAAGAAGGATCTTAAGCTTGGTCTGGATCGGTCGGCGAAGGATTCAATGGATCGATTCTCCGATGGTCCCGAGGAGCCGACTGAGAAAACTGAAGCAGCTGGAAACTTCGATAGTCGTGGACTCGGTCTTGGTAGCGGCGCATCGCTCATTCCCGTGATCGAGCCTCCTGATCAAAAGGACAAAGTCGATCCGGATGGGATTGCCCCTGACGGTGTTGCGGACGCTGACGCTAACGAACCAGAGCTTGACGTTCCAGAGGTTGAACCGGAACTCGGTCTGCAGCCAGTGGACGCTGAAGTATCGTCGCCCGAGGATTTCATCGAGCCGACGGCAGTGGATCAAGAACCTTCTCTCAATCTCGAATCGATCATGGCATCCTTTGCAGCGGTTCGGGTGCGTTTAGAGGAATTCGATGCTGCATTATCGCAAAGCGTAGCGCGGCTGCAGATGCCACAAGTCGCTGGCGAAGGGCTCTCGGACGATGTGAAACGCGCCATTATCCAAACCGCTGAGAACACCTCTCAGCTTGCCGAACGCGCCCGTACAGGAGGCTTCGTGTTCAGCTAATGGGATTCTCAAGCGGTGGATACAACTTCGAACTGGCTGCGCTTTCCAAAAAGGCGACGCGTGGCAAAACGACCTCGGACACGTTCGTCTATGTCGGCACCAACGGTGGCTCGGTCGATCCTGCTGGCGCTGCGGATGCCGTGCTATCGTACTATCGAGCCACGCAGCGTGACCTCATTCCATTCCTGCAAGTTGATGGCGAATACATCAACGAGAAGCATGCTCTTGTCACCGCTTCGATCAACAAGACGAAGCTTGATCCAGTCTCGTTTAACACCACCGGCGCATCGACGCATCTCAATCAATCGCTCTTCACACGGGGAATCTATGCTGCTCCGGGAAAGATCGCTCCGAACTATCGCGGTGCAATAGGTGTAAGCGACTCGGGCGTTTCTGGCGTAGATGTAACGGTGCCCGCGTTCGAGTTCTCAGTCCGCAAAAAGTTTGAGTTTGTCTCGACCGAATACCTTCTTGCCATGGTCGCCATGACGGGTCGCGTCAATTCGACTGGCTGGTCGATCTTCGCACCAGGTGAAGCCTTGTTCCTAGGTGGCGAAGGTGGCGAGGACGAACAGAACTGGGTTGATGTGACTTATCACTTCGCGGCGCGTCCCAACGAGATCAACGTTACGGTTGGCAACATCTCGGGCGTGGCGAAGCGAGGCTGGGACTATCTCTGGGTCAAGCACGGCGAAGAGGTGGTTGGTGATCGCGTCTTGCAAGTTCCTGAAGCGGCTTACGTTGAGCAGGTTTACCCCGAAGCGAACTTCAACGCATTGGGGATCGAGTAATGGCAAGACGTGTTCGGCCAGGCGAGAGACTCAATATCACGGCAGCGGAATACAACCGTCTGCTGGCGGCCGCCGATGCAGTTGCGCGTGACCGACTCGCAGGTGGCGCAGGAAACCGCATCCACGTTCGCGACGCTCCCACCGTTCGCGTTCACTATCAAAGTGCGACCACTGTGCCCATCGGTGGAATCGTCGGTTTTAACGCCCCACTGGGCGACCCAGACGTCGACAACACAGCACTCGCTCGTTTCGTACGTGATGCGACGATCCAGTCGGTTCGTCCCACCGCCGACGAGCATATGGGACGATTCGGTGTAGCTATCGAGCCGATCGCCGAGGACAAAGTCGGTCGCGTGGTATTCGCCGGCGTGGTTGCTGCTCGTGTGAATGTTCAAGAGACCTGGCATCAACATGCCGACGTCGCCGACTCGGGAGGAACTACACTCCAGTCAAAACCCAACGGCTCCGCCCAGATCCTATGGCGACGTGATGCGAATCAGACCGGCGTCCAGTGGGCTGTCGTTCGCGTTGGTAAGCCGGCCGATCCTGCGTTTCTGGTGAAGGTTCCCAGCGGTGGTATCCCTGGTCGCTCTGGTCTTACGACCGGTTCGGCCAACTGCGACCTCTTTCAGCTCGACGATGCTGGCACCATTGAGCAGGTCTTGAAACCGAATGGACAAGGCGTTCGCATCATCGCTCGAAACCCGAGCGCCCAGCGGATTCGAGGTCCGGTTTCCAACTACGAAGGTGATCAGTATCTCAGCGTCACCTACGATGGCAATCGTTCCTGGATCATCGACCCACCCAAGCAGACGTTGCTCTGCAAACCAGTATCTCGTCTCAAGGCGAAAAGCTGGGGCATGGCTCGTGAACTGCGATATGCCAACGGAGTCTGGTCACCAATCGGGGTGAAGGTCGCGGTCTACAACGTCTGTGACTATGCGCTTCTGACAAGCCAACAGATCGTCTGCCATTTTCATGAAGACACCAGCGCTTACCTAACCATCGGATGCCGCTGCTGCGAGGGAAGCAGTAGTTCAAGTTCCAGCAGCAGCTCTTCTAGCTCTTCGAGTTCATCGTCATCGTCGAGCAGCTCCGGAAGTAGCTCCGGCAGTAGTTCGTCGAGCCCATCCTCGTCGAGCAGTTCGAGCGTCTCATCGAGTTCCTCCAGTTCCATCAGCTCATCGAGTAGCCAGTCTTCGATGAGCTCATCGTCGAGCGAGCATTCAAGTT